TACCTACCCAGTTTAGTAGATAGTTTAGACCCGACACTAGTTGGGTATGCTTTGGAAACTCCTGTGTCTCCTTCCATGTATTGCATGTGTGTGGTCACTACCACATTACACGGAACTTCTGAACCCGTAAGGTATTGAATGATGTGCTGGACATCACGCGCGGCTGTTCCCCATTCTGGTTGACTAGCTTGGTCGGTTGGCTTCTTGTTATTAAATACAAGTGCCCCCCTTAAAGCCGCCTCTCCCATCAAGGTTAAACTGTCGATAACCAACACATCTTTAGATGTCCACTTACTTACAGATCCAAAATCCTCTTCCTTATCTTTCCAATTTGAAATAAGGTTAACCCCTTTGCGAAAAGCATCCGCTCTTCCTATCGGGTCTTTCAATGTAACATAACTAACCTTGTCCACCGCATCTGGATTAAGAAATTCTGGAAGGATAGCCAAGCCATCATCATAATCCAAGATACGCAAATTGTATCCCGCATTGGCTAATGCCGATAATGAAGCCGTCTTTCCCGAACCACTATCACCCACGAGTAACAGTTTAGTTACATCAGTTGATATATGATCTTTAATACTTGCCATGTTTTTATCTCCTATAATTTTCATAGTCTATCATAAATAAAATAATTGTCAACAATTATTTTCTTCGTATCTTTAATCCCAAACGGATACGCCTACGATTGCGTCTCTTTTTAGAGCCGACCTTGCGCCTGCCCTTGTGTCCTTTTCTTTTTAAGTCCGCCTTACTCATTGAGCACCACATGTACCCAACAAGATGAGCAACAATAAAATTATTACAGTTGTTTTAAACCACATTTTTAAACCTATACATAAAAATTAATTACTCCCGTTAAAAAAATTGAAAAGGCAATCGCATTAATAAATATGATTGCTCTGTCATTCCACATCATGCCCACAATAAACCAACCAAACACACCTATTGCATGAAAGAATAAATTGTATGGGGATATAGCTAAAGATGTTAATACCATACCAATTAATAATATAAAACTACTGACCCATTTTATATACCATGTTAAGCCACCCGTGGGGGTAATTTTATTAATCATTTTTCCCTGGTTCTGTTAAAGTGGATAGTTTCCATAGCCGTGTGAATTTATTTTTTCCTTACAGTATTCACAGAAGCGCTGATAGGTAGAGTAAAATCCAAATTCATTTTCACATGTATTGCACTTGCGCTTTCCTATTATTATTCTTTCTGACATGCGGGGTCGCCGTCTTGGTTTTGAATATTTAGAATCAGACGGAGGAACATATCCCTCAGCCACCTTCAACCTATAAAGTTTACCCAGAATGGAATTTTTTTTCAACCCCATTATAACGGCTATCTCACAAGGTCGTTTGTCTTTACTTAATCTTTTTAATTCTTCCACTTTCTCCTTGCTCCAAGCTTTAAAACCATTCATTTATTTTTCCTAAAAATATTTTCATCAACGCGTATAACATTATCCACTACCAGATCAGCGTGAGGTTCTCTTATGAAATCCTCATCCAATATAATTTTTCTATGGTCGGGAGATTCCGCACACACTTCCCTAAACTTACATCCGCCATAGTTTCCGCATGACGTAAAGTTCGCAGGATAATATTTGTTATGACTGTAGGCATCCGCCAAACCAATGGCGTATTGGGCATCCGTGTACCATTCATCAATGGATGGCTGTGATACATTGAATATACTTCTATTGAACCTGCAGAAATTAACTCCCGTTTGCACAGCGTCAACAATAAAACCCGCAATGTCCAATCCCAATACATTTCTCGCCGCCCATATGTAAGCGTAGATCTGATTGTTGGGCTGGAAGTTTCTAAAATATAAATCCGTCAATGAAGTTTTGGTAGTCTTGGTATCACACAGATACAGACGATTGTCCAGCTCCACAATTTTATCTATGCGACCAGATAACCTATGTCCCTCGCCACCAAACGGCACTTCAAATCTCTGCTCTAGGCAGGGGGCACCATTGGGCATGGTTGCAATCTTTAAATTGTCTTCCCAAAATTCTTCCGCTCTCCAAACGATGGCTCTTATTCCTGCCTCGAATCCACGTGCCTTGTCCTCTGACTTGTTTAAATCTTTTCCACATTTTTTTATTATGTGGGTTACCGCTTCAAGTACAGCTTCCTCCTTGCTTTTCTTTTCGAATTTACATCTGTCTAGTATTTCAAAGCCATCATGAACAGTTGATCCAAATCCCGTAACGGGTGCATACATTTTTAATTTGTATCCCAACAGATTGGTTAACCTATAAAGTCTGGGACACGCCAGAAATGTAGAAAGACTTGAAGAATCCCAGATCATCTGGCGGGGTTTTTCCCCATCATAAATATATTTTTTTAATTTGGCTGGTTGTTTGCCCATTTTTTTCTCCTGCGTTCTGTTTCTTCTTCTATAAATTCTTCGTGTTCTTTGGGATTAAGTTCCTTGTCAATGTCCACTCGTTTAAAATAACACAGTTGGCACTCATCTTTATATGGAGGTGAAAGAATCGCCAACTCTGGTTTTACATTTTCAGAAAATTCTTCTGTGAATAAAGGCTCTTCACATACTGAACACAGCCTTAACCCTTCATCATTTACTATCATTACACATTCCTTTAGTTTAAATTAATAGCACCAATAAAATAATCAGACTCATTCCGATCAATGCTCCTATTAAATACAGAAACAGTTGGGTATGTTTTACCATCAACAACCATTCCCTTTTTCTTTTATCGTTTCTTCGATTCATTTTTTATATCTCCGTAGGTATCTTGGAAGTGCCGTTGAAGTACACTCACCCTATCTTCAGACATTGCCACCTTGTCCAACAGCTTAGCCATTTCTTCCGTATGCTGTGGATGTTCCCCAATTCCCACAGAATTTTCAAAATAAATTTGCAATGTAGCCTTGCTCTCCAATACTTCTGCCTTAGCTTTCGCCAACAAGGAATCATATAAGATTTTGGGAATGTGATTATACATTATCCACTAACACATCCATGATATTATCCCCCGCAGGTTCGGGCGCTTTTACCCTAGCTGATTTACTTGTAATTCTTTTGCCCGCTTTCTCGGCTGCTCTTATATTTTCCCTAGTCTTTTTTAAATAACTGATGATGGTTTTGATATCATCTTCGTTATCCGCCAATTCAGTTGGATCTTTTTCCAACAACTCCGTTGGTATAACCAATTCCTCTACTGTTTCTTTTTCTTTTTTCTTAGGCATATCTTTATTCCTTTAAGTATATTGAAATAACCACAGCAACCACGCATATGGCTAATAAAATTCCAGAGTAATCTTGAAAAAGTTCCATCATTCCTCACCATCTGCTCCATCAATGGTATCAAATTGAGGTTTGATGGGTTGATTGGGCACAAGTTCCACAGCCAGAACTTTGGCATCTGGAATTGTAATTAATGTTCTCGATAGCTTATTTGAGACATAAGTTCTGGAAGGTTTATCAAATTTAATATTCCCTTCCATGATTTTTTTCGCGGCTTGTTCTTTATTCCTAGCCTCCACTTCCCAATGCTGTGTAAAACAATGGGATGTCGTTACATCATACTTCATCACACACTTCTCCTTGTATTATTTACATCTTATATTATTTACTGACACCTGTCAACAATTATTTTAATGCAAAGTTTTTTTAGTACCAGAGTATTCCCAATCATCAAAAGGATCAGGCTTCTCCCCAGATCTTATGGCTTCAGCGATATCCTTTTCCATCAACTGTCCGAAGGTGGATATGTTGTGCATAACACCCGCGAATATTCTTATGGTATGGTAACTGCCCCCTTGTATCATTGACATACGCAATCCCAATTCTATCAAAGCACTGTTCACTACCTCTAGTGGATATTTGTTTGACATTTTTTCTATGGAATCACGCATCAAACCAATGCACTCCATAAACATCTTGTCCTTTTCAGTTTCTTTTATCATAACTTCTCCCCCCTTTCATCAGTTAAAGTTAAAGGTTTCTTTTCCAACGCAGATGTTATCATAATTCCGTCTGTATTACTAGTCAAAATTAAATGATTGTACTTATTCTCATCCACATCTTCCTTGTTTTTCATCTGTTCCTTGAACGCTTTTATATATCTATACATACGCATTTGCATAGCAAAAGGTTTGTCATCACTTATAAAAACAGATGGTGTATCTGAACCACTATTATCTAGGTGTTCTACGGCTTTTTCCAAAGCTATGGAAATATCTGTCCACTGCAATAGGTTCGCTGTTTTCGGATTCCACGACATATCTCTCCTGCTCTACTTCATAATCATTTTGGTCTATCCCCAAGTCATCATTGAAGTGTTCATGATGATTGTTTTTGTGCAATGAATAGCCGTCTATCACATGATCGGCTTCCTCTTGTCCCTCAATATCTCTTGGCTCATCCAACAGAGGAAAGATATCATCAACTGAAATGATACCACTCTCTAGATAAGAGTCTGCAAATGCATGACCTTTGGTTCCTAGTTTTGTTTTTTCTTTTTTTCTTTTTTTGCTTTTACCCATATCGTTGCTCCTATATATGTAAAAAATAATATTAAAATAAATACAAACGGATTTCTATATTTATCATCTGTTAAAAATCCTACAGTAATACCAATCGGTATACAAGTCAAGGCAATTAACACCAATGCTTTCGCCATTAGATCAATCATTCCACTCCTTTACTCCACCTTTTTCCTCAATACGATTTGACACACTCGCAGTTGCATAAGGTGTGGGATATATAAACGCTATTGCTTTTAAAGGTTCACCTTCTGGATAATTTTTCTCACCTACATCCACAATAAACGGCACATATCCTGCCCCACATTCTACGGCTGTCACTCTCGCCATACATTCGGGGGTTACCGAATATAACTCCCCCTTAATTTTAAAACTACCATCTTCCAGTACCATAACTGGACAACCATAGTCGTGCATATCAAACTTATCTTCGACAGTTTTAAAAACTCCCAGAAATTCTGATGAATCTCCCAATACACTGTGCAATGTGCCCCCCTTTTTCAGAGTGCCATACACAAACAAATTACTTCTATCTATTTCTTTCATTTTATATTCTTTAATTCCTCCTTCCATAGTTCTTCTCTCGCAGACATCTCTCGTAGATGAGTTATTCTTTTAACACAAGCCTTTGGTATCGTGCATCCACCACCGCCCATCTGTGCATCCTCGTCAAAGGATGATACAAGTATTATATTATCCTTGTATTCCGCCAAAATCCAACCGACACAAGTGACGGGTTTTAATGATTGTTTAGCTAACTCGTCCAGCTCCTGCCAGGTATTATCATCCGACATAGCGTCCAACCAATCCACCCTCACCATTTTCATGTCGGAAAGTTTATATTTTTTATCCTTATCTTCCTTCATTTAATTCTCCTCGCTACTTTCCACCCATTCGTCCAGAATAAGTTCAAGTTTACCCATATTAAGTTCATTCTTTAAAATTTTTCCGCTGTAACCCTTGAACTTCTGTTCCTTGAGTTTATTGATTTTATCTCGCAGTTCCTTTTTATTTTTACTTGCCACCCAAACCTTATGGACAAATTCCTCATCATAAATGAACACCACTCGCTTTCCCACTACCTTGACACGAACGTGAATGCTTTTTGCCCAATCATTTTTCCAATCATTCTCATTGTAAACTGATTGTTGATACTGATACTTATCCCTTCTCGCCAACTCCGTTGTTCTCCTGCGATAGTACATAGGTCGCTTGGTCTTGTGCACTTGCTTGATGATGTCATACCACACTTGTGTGGCTTCATCCTCATTGTAGCAATACCTATCTCCTTGATCATCTTCCTCATAGAGAGGGGCGATATATCTTATCTGCTGTGCGTGGGGTGGTATCCAATTAAGTATCTGCATTTTTCTTAACCCCTTTGTTTAATTTCTTTACATACTTTCTGGTCATTTCCCCTCGTATTTCCCCTTTGGATCTTCGGGGTTTTCTTTTCTTCGCAACTTTTTTATTGCATAAGAAATCCAATTCACTTGGACTGAGTATGTGTTCCAAACTGTTTGCCCCCTCTAGAGCCACAGCAATCCTTTCCAACAGTTCATTGGTTTTTCTTTGGTTGATAGCTTGTGGCTGTAAGATGTGCCATATATCTTGCAGTTCAAATTTAGTCATAGCCATAGCATTTCTCCTATTTCAGCATAGTCCATAACAGCAAGGCGAATCCTACTGTTATTACAACTATGTATATTGTTTCATTTGAGTACAGCATTTTCTTTATCTTTCTTTTTCATAAGAATGAAAGGGCGATTAACTGAATTAATTCTATAGTTCATACAGTTCCACGCCCATTTTATTTGAGGGGGTTGACAGTCGGGAAGATCATCCCCAATGTGAAAGTCATCTGGTACTTCATAGTCATCTATCATACCCACCTTGATCACCATATCATACAGTTCTTCCCTCAATCTTTGGTTATCTTCGGATACAAGTTTCCATATAAACTTCTTATGGTATTCTTTCTTTCGCTGGAAATCCCAATAGGGTTTCATATCCGTATCATAGTCTTTAGGTTTAGGCATATCACACACTCCTTTGTTAAAGGTTTTAAATCCTAGCTATCTTATCATAGATAGGAAATTTGTCAAGAGATTTCTTCGGTATTACACGGCATTACACCGACATTACACGACCGTTACCACTTTGGGGAAACCACCCCTATGTTTCTGCCGTTTTCCCCTATATACATACAATATATATATTATATATATATACTATATGTAGTAGGTAAGGGGGATAGCGACATACAACTCGCCACTTGCCCCCCTTATCCGATTTCAGTAACGGTCGTGTAATACCGTGTCTTACCGTGTAATTCCGATATTAAAATGGATTATCTACATCCCAATTTTCAGAGCCTTCATTCATATACCTTACATAATGCTCATCAAAATCCCTTACTGCCTCTGCACTTAAGTATGAATTGATTTCCCTATTCATATCTCTTTGGCTTAAAGGTTTCGGGGGTAATGAAATATGGTTTTGCAGATGATGTCTTGTGGTATCCTTGCTTAATACAAAGTTAAACAAAGGTTGCTCTTGAAGAAGGATACGTAAAGATGTTATGGGATTTGGTATTGTAAATTTATTACTAACCCAAAAATAATGCCACATATCCCTTAAAGTATCAGAGGTAGCTACATCCCATATATCTTTTTTAACGGATCTTATTTCATCCCATACCCCACTATCTTTATAACCTTTCATAAGACTAGGTAAAGATGTTTGCACTCGTTTGTTATTCCTTAAAATATCAATGGTAAATTTATTATATTTGATGTAAGGGTTGTATGTTTTAATCCATTCAGTATAGGTAATGGCTGTTCCTTTGAAAGCCAAACCTATTATCTCATTGATAGGTATCTGTACTTGCTGATCTATCCATACAATACGCCAATGATCTTTAGGTATGAAACCAAACTCAATGTTCTTCATATACATATCGCTAGGAAGATGGCTTAATTTTTGATAAACATTCGCCCACACATATTTCTTTCTGCTTTTAATGGGGGTGTGAAGTTGTAAGTCTTTCATACCCCCCACCTTGAACGGCATACGAAACATATGTGTTCGCTCAATGTCTGGTCGCCATTCCAACATAGGCATAATGGAAGTTAGCTTACGAAGTTTTCTTTTAACTTTCTTATTAGTCATACTTGCCCCCCAATATCATTTCTTGAATATACATAGCAATCCCTTTTGGATTTTCTTCACACAGATCTTCAAGTTCTTCTGCGTCAAGGTAACAAATATCTTCCCAATTTAATTTCTTGCCGTTATACATATGGTCAAGAGTTGCAGGTAGATTTTTAATTTCTTCTACTTTTTTAGGATAGGAAGTAAATTTTGCCCCATTCACATTAGATTTGTTTGGTAAATAGGTCGTATGACTTTCATTTCCTTGAGCGTCATAGTGTACAGTAGAAGTGTAACCAGACATATCTGTTGATGTGGATTTTACATTGGAATAATTGTTCCAATTATTTCCAGAGTAATGACCATAGTCATCATCCCACCAAGAGTTTTTCTTCCAAGCCATTTTATCGGTTTTGAAATCATAGGTATAATCCCTTAACCCATAAGATGTTGGCTGTATGGAATAGGTATTGGATAACCACCCTATGTTATCCACTTCCTTGCCCTCATCCTCATTATAGATGACAAATTCCTTTGTCTTGCCGTCTAGGAATAGAAGTTTATCACTACCAATTAATTCCTCTATCATTTCCTGCCATTCAGCATTATATAATAGTTTAGGATTGGCTGATAACTGTGGTCTTAATACCCACTTAACAAATTGGTGTGTATCAGATTTATTGTTATCAATCATAGGTGTTGGTAGCTGTGGCCCGTTATGCATAACCCACATATCTCTGTCATCCCCCTTTGCTTTGGACAAGACTTGAAATGGATGGCTCATACTTCTAGCAGTATCACCATTGGTGTTAAACCTAAAGTGTAACCCCATTGGCACATCTAAATTGCTGTATTTAGACCACAGTTTTTCAATGTCATTGAAAGTTTTTGGCACAATCTTTTGTGTATGTAACTTTCCTTGATTGAAAAACATTACACCAAAGCCGTCAGAATTATTGTTGTAAGCAGTTTCCAACAATCGTAAACTTAATTGCTTTGGGGTATCAGTTTTAATTATAAGACACATAGAAACCCCCTTTAGTTAGTTGCTGTATCTTGAAGTTCCCCTTGCAAACTCACTTTGCGAGAGGCTCTACCCTTTAAGTAACCCTTGCGAATTAACCAAGCAGTAAGGTTTGGATATTGGGATTTGATTATCTCATTATCCATAAAGCGTAGAAATGTTTTATAGTGCAAACTTAAACCCAATAATCCCGTATAGTTTTTGGAAAACTGTACGAGGGCATCAGTAAATTCAAGCACTCTATAAAATCCGTGTCTGGATATGTTGCTTTTAAATATCCGTAGTTCGATGGTATGAGGGTGGCTCATATTGACAGCCTCATATTTATCTGAAGTTCTGGTACAATCTTGGATCTTTTTCTTTGATCTTTTTGCCCATTGGTCAGATGTTCTTCCTGCGATCTGCTTGATAAAGGGTGTGTTGGTTTCATCATTAATGAACACCAATATTTTACCTATATCCGTAGGTCGCAGAGCCTTACGGCTTATGTGGATATGAAGTCCTGCCGTATCCGTATTCCAACCCTTGAGATTGGTCATACATTTATCATCATTGAAAAATCTTTCCCAATGTTTTTTATGATATTCGTATGTGGCTGGGGCGGTAGTTATTTCAAAACCCCTATCCAGAGAGCCGTCAGATTTGCATTGGGCAAATCCACACAGCACATTATCCGTTATGTAATACGGCAAGTCATTGGGGCAGTTGTTTCTCTTTTCAACTTCCAATTCCACGCCATAATATATTTGATTATTTTCTGATGTAGATTTTTGATTGGGCATACACAGTTTGCCCAGATCATCCTCAACCCTATGACAATAATCGTAAACCCCACTTTCCTCTTGTTCGTAGGATCTTTCTTCATCATAGTCATCATAATTTATGTAAGTGTCTTGATTTTCAGAGTAAGCATAATTGTCATCACAGCAAGTCTCACAAACATAAAAATCGCCTTGATAACAAGATCGCATATCATCATAAAATTCAGCACTTCCACAATCGTTGCAAGAATCAATGTCCTCATTTGATCTTATGTCAGCCCCCAATTCCTCAGATTTTCTTCCAAAATCTGAAAGACCATTTGTAAAATTCATAATTTTACTAGCCGACCAATCGCTTAAACATCTCTTGTTTACGATTATGCTTACAATCTGATTACGAGTTAAGCCGTAATCAGATCTCATAAATTTTAGTAA